AGGAGAATAAGATGAGTTGGCTACCAAGTATAATAGGAGGAGTATTTAGTGTAATCACAGAGCCTGTAAAAGAGTGGCAACGAAGAGAAACTCTAAAGGTAGAACAACAAGACAAACAATTAGATAGACAGCATGAACTTAATCTAAAGAAAATAGATGTAGCTTTAGAGTTGGCTAAACAAGGACAGAAGATAGAAGCTGATTGGGATACAAATGCACAGCAAGATATGAAAACAAGCTGGAAAGATGAGTATCTAACAATACTATTTAGCATGCCTCTTATCCTTGCTTTCTTTCCACAAACACAAGATGCAGTTTTAAAAGGCTTTGAAACATTAGCTAAAACTCCTGAGTGGTATATGATGTTGGTTATGGGTATAGTTGCTGGAGTGTTTGGTCTTAGATGGTTAATTTCAAGAAAAGGCAAGTAATGAACGAAGAGAGAATACTTAATCAATTATCAGACCACGAAAAGACTCTTACACTTATGTCTAAAGTTGTAGAGGATATAAATAAAAATCTTGATAGGTTTGCTAGTGCTAATGAAACACTTACTAAAGAGATGGCAGAGCATTGGCACTTACAAGATAAGATAATGATAAAGATGGAAACTATTTTAGAAAGTATGTCTAAGTATGAAGATAGGTTTCAAAAGATAGAAGATAGACAGCTTAATGGTTGTCCTAGCCTTTTAGGCCTCTCTAAAACTAGAGATGGACAGCTAAAGGGATATGAGGCACTAGGAGATAGATTGGCAACTGGTGTACAAAAGAATAGAGAAGAGATTAATGAACTTATCAACAGATGTGATGTAGGTAGCGAAAAACTAAGAGTAGCTAATAGTAGAATTAAAGACCTTGAAGATGCACAGAAAAAAGGTATGTGGTTAATTATCACTGCTTTTCTAGCAATACTAGGTACTTTAATTAAAACGAGTATGGAGTGAATAATGAGTAGATATTTCAAAGATTCAGAACTATGTTGCCCATGTTGTGGTTTAAATAACTTTAGCGATAATACATTAACAAAGTTTGATAAAGCTAGAGAATATGCACAAGTTCCTTTTGTTATTAATAGTGCTTGTAGATGTAAGAAACATAACAAAGAAGTAGGTGGTAAGGAAGATAGTAGCCACGTGATAGGTAAAGCACTAGATATAAAGGCTACAGATAGTAGAACAAGAGCTAGAGTGTTATATGGTTTAGTTATGGCTGGATTTAATAGAATAGGTGTAGCTAAGACATTTATACACGCAGATGATGATGAAACAAAACCTAGCCAAGTAGTCTGGCTATACTAAATGATAAGACTAGTACATTAACTAATAACTCACAGGTAAGGGCTAGTTTCCACTTCGTACTTGTGGACAATAGGTTCTTGTAATGGTATAATGCGAGAATACAAAGGAATCGAACTATGAAAGAAAACAAAGTACAAAAAGAATCTACTATACTAAAAGCCCTTAAGGCTGACTATACTGCTGCTAAACAGTTACGAGAAGACTGGGATGGCAAGATAGCTGAATGGAAGGCATGGTATAATGGTGAACCATATGGTACTGAGAAGAAGAATAGGTCTAAAGTGGTATCTAGGGATATTAAGAGACAGAATGAATGGCAACATCCAACACTGATAGACCCATTTGTATCTACTAGTGATATTATCAAAGCAAGTCCTATCACGTTCGAGGATGTTGACGCTGCTAGACAGAATGAGCTAGTATTGAATACCCAGTTCTGTAGACAGTTTAATAGATATAACTTTATGACAAAGACTGTCAAGGTACTTACTCAAGAAGGTACTGCTGTTGTTATGACAGGCTGGGAGTATGAGGAGGAGGAAAGAGAAGTAGAAGTACCTATCATGGCTGTTAATCCAATGACAGGTGAACCTTTCCAGATAGGTAGCAGAATGGAGATGCAGACAATAGTAACTGTGAATCAACCTACTGCAAAGGTGTGTAGGAATGAGGACGTGTTTATTGATCCTACTTGCCAAGACGATATGGATAAGTGTCAGTTTGTGATATATAGATATGAGAGTGATTTAAGTACACTTAGACAAGAAGGCAAGTATAGTGAGAAGAGGCTCAAGAAGGTCAAGATTAATGACGAAGATGGTGACTACGACAAAGAGGATGATACAGAGTTTAGATTTAGTGATGACCCAAGAAAAAAGGTAGTAGTTTATGAATACTGGGGTAATTATGATATTAATGATGATGGTATCACAGAACCTATCGTATGTACATGGATAGGGGATACGATTATTAGATTGGAAGACAACCCATATCCAGACAAGAAGCCACCATTTATTGTTGTACCATTTAGCAGTGTGCCGTTTCAGCTGTATGGTGAAGCCAATGCTGAGATGATAGGAGACAATCAAAAGATTAAGACAGCTATCTACAGAGGTATCATAGACAACATGGCATTGAGCAACAACGGACAGAAAGGCATCAGAAAAGGTGCTTTGGATGCTGTGAACAGAGCTAGGTTCTTTAATGGTGAGAACTTTGAGTTCAACCAAACGCCTAATGACTTCTGGGATGGTAGCTACAACAATATACCTAACAGTGTGTTTAATGTAATACAGATGCAGAACAATGAGATAGAGAGTTTAACAGGAGTTAAGAGCTTTAGTGGTGGTATAACAGGTGCTAGCTTAGGTAACACTGCTACTGGTGCTAGAGGAGCTATGGACGCTACAAGTACAAGAAGACTAGATATTGTAAGGAACATAGCAGAGAACTTGATTAAGCCACTAATGAGAAAGTGGATGGCATATAATAGTGAGTTCTTGTTAGAAGAGCAGGTTATTAGAATAACTAATGATGAATTTGTACCAGTAAGAAGAGATGACCTAGAAGGTAAGATAGATATCGAGATTAGTGTAGCCACTGCTGAGGATAATGCTGCAAAGGCTGGTGAGCTAAGTTTTATGTTACAGACTATTGGACCTAATGAAGACCCTAGTATTAGACGAACGTTGATGGCAGAGGTGGCAAGGTTACAGAAGATGCCAGACTTAGCGAAGAAGTTAGAAGAATACCAACCACAGCCAGACCCGATGGCAATGAAAGAGATGGAATTGAGAATAGCATTGCTAGAGGCTCAGGTACAGAATGAAAGAGCTAAGGCTATGGAGAACCAGGTAGATGTACAATTAAAGCAAGCTAAGACACAAAGTGAGTTAGCTAAGGCTAAGGTAGCTAGTTCGGAAGCAGACTTAAAAGACTTGAGTTTCCTGGAGAGAGAAAGTGGACAGGATGTGAGAAAGGAACTAGCTAAGAAAGACCATGATGCTATGACTAAGATAGAGCTAGAGAGAATGAAAGGAAGAGGAGGTGCTAGATGAAAAGTCTAGCAAATCCTATCGAGATAGATGGGAAGAATAAGGGTAAGTTTACAGACTATTGTAAAGGATTAGGTTTTGCTGGAGTGACAGAGCAGTGCATTGCTAAGGGCAAGGCTAGTAAGAATAGCAAGACTAGGAAGCGTGCTACGTTCGCTGGAAATGCTAAGAAATGGAATAAAGGATAATAGATGGCTTGCAAGAAGAAAAAGAAGAAGGTATAATAATATCGACCAGAACGGGATTGTCGTAAAAAGCTCAAATCTAATTAGAAAGGATTCATATTATGGATATGAACAACCAAACTAACACAGCAGAATTGCTGACTACAGAGAATGAATACTGGGTTGAATTAGCTCAGGCATTGGTGAGATTGGAGCAGAACTCTGATTTCCAGAAACTAATCTTACAGGGATATTTTAAAGATAAAGCTGCTGATGGTGTATCACTATTATCAAGTGAGTATGTACGAAGAAGTGGTGTGAGAGGTGCTTTAATTGAAGACCTAGCTGCTATTAGTGCTTTACAAGAATACTTCAAGTATGTCAAAAATATGGGTATCATAGATGATAGTCCGATTGATGATGATGATGAAGATGACAATGGTGAAGTGTAAGGATAGGTCATGGGAGTACAAGGAAACGAGTCACCTGCTGAGTTGACAATAGATGAAGAAGCATTGTATAATATGCCGATGGACGAGTTAGAGAGGATGGTATCTTCACGTAGCTTAGAACAACCTCAAGATGAGGACTCTGATAGCGATGTTGAAGAAACTGAGGATACTGACGAAACAGAGGAAGAAGTCGAAGAACCAGAGGATTATCCTGAAGATTCAGATGACGAGGATGACGAAGATGCATCCGAGGAGGCTGATGAAGATGCTAGCGAAGATGAGGATGAAGACGAAGGCGAAGACCAAACTGAAACTGAGAGTACAG